TGTCGTTGAATTCTACAACAAAATGTTGTAATATTTTATTGAATCAGATAGGCTTTAGAGCCTTGATATTAAGCACTTTGGGGCGTTTTCCCTTAGTGCTTTTTTTGTTTTTACTACCCTTTTAGTTACCCTTAACTAATTTTAGGTATAGTAATAGGGTAGCCCAAAAATGGGACACCCTTATTATTTATAGATTGCTGATGGCTGCCTCAAAGATTGAGACGGCTTTTTTAGCTCCCTCTTTGGTAGCATGGACATAAGTATTCAAGGTCATTGAGATATTAGAGTGGCCTAGCCTATACTGTAAATCTTTCGCCTCTATGCCAGCGTATAGCATGATTGTAGCGTGAGTATGTCGGAAACCATGGAAACTAATATCAGGAACGCCAGCAGCTTTAAAGTGACTTTGTAGCCTCTTTCTTAGTAGGCAAGCGTAGGCGTATTTTGTGGTAAAAGGAGTAAAGACAATCTCCTCAGACCGTCCTAGTTGCCATGACTGGACTTGTTGACGTTTTTTATACTGTTTGAGTAGGGAAACTGTAGCCTTGTCTATGTCAATCTCTCTTAGACCTGCCTTAGACTTAGGCGTGTTTGTTTCCTGGTATCTATTCAAAGTCTTAGAAATGCTTATAATGCCTTTCTTAAGATCAATATCAGACCACTCAAGAGCTAAAGCCTCACCGATACGGCATCCACTAGCCAGCAATGTTTTATAAAGCACGTAGTCAAAGAGATTTTCATAACTAGACTGATCCAAATCTTCCAGGTAGTCTAAAAACTGTTTTAGTTCCTGGTTGCTGAAAAATTTGACCTTATGTTCCTTGTTTTGTTGCTTACGTGGGATAATGACATCTCTAGCAGGGTTGTGTTGGATCACTTGCATAGTCACTCCATACTGGAGAATACGGCGGTTTATATTGTTTAGAAAGCTATAGTTTGCATACGCCCCTTTTTCGCCTTTATTGGCCTTGTCAGCCCACTTATTGACTTGTTGCTGGATAATAGGAGTAGTGAGTTTGTCTAGCTTATAATCGCCAAATACAGGCAAAATATGAAGCCTTACGATCCCCTCCATGGATTGCTGGGAGTTTGGCTTGATTGTATTCTTGTAACTCTCCCACCATAAAGCGACTAGCTCCCTATAGGTTGTAATGGTTGGCTTTTCCTTTACGCTATATCCATTAGCTGCAAAAGCATTGACAGCCTCCCTAGCTTTGATTTTAACGCCTTTTTTAGTGTTGGCCGTGACGGTTGTCCTGGCCTTCTTCCCTGTAAGTTTATCAACGCCTAAATAAACACTGGCACGGTACACTGTAGCACCGTTTTTCTTTTTGTATTCTGTAATATTCATAGTCATACCTTTCTAACATCAGTAAGCAAGTATGGGATTTAGTTAAGTATTTATGAATATTGTTTTTATATGGTGCTGAAAGCTACGAGAATAGCCCTATTTTCGTTTGTTTTAGGTGTGATGATAATTTATATAGCTGAGCTATATAAATCGATTAGAGGGCGTTTTAGGGGTTATTTATTGTCTGGGGAAATTAGTCCTACTAGTATTTCATATACAGCAGCTTTTTTCTCTTTTGATAAAAGAGAAAAGCATGAAAGAACAGCAGCCTCTTCAGCTTCTAAGAAAGCTAAGGCCTGATAAAAGTTGTTGAGTCTTTTTGAGGAAGAGTGACTAATATGTTGTTCGCCAAAAAACTTTTCTAAATCCTCCTCTGATAGATTATGTTTATTCTTTGTCTTACCATCTTTATAAAAATTTACGTAGTATTCAAATATGTTGTTCTCAAGGATTTTATCACTATTTGGAGGGGTGAGAGATTGGAAAATTGATTTACCAGCTTTTACAGCCTCGTAGTCAGGATCTTGAGAGGAAATAGATACTATTTTTCCCCAATCACTAGAGTCATCTATTTCTGCTGTATAACCTAATAAATATGGAACAGAAACATTGAAATAATTTGCAATTTTCTCCGCATTTTTCTTTCGTATAGCTGTCTCATCATTTTCCCAGCGTTGTAATGTTCGTAAGTTTATTGATAGGTTTTTAGCTAATTTTTCTTGAGATAATCCTATATTTTCTCTCAGTTCTTTAATTCTATTCATACGTAAGATTCTACCTTTCGAGTAAATTATAACCTATTACGGCAAAAAAGGCCATAAAAAATTAAAAAAATAACAAAAATAGTTGACACGCGCAATTAAATGTCGTATAATCGCTATCAAACCACGGCAAAAAAAGCCGTTAGAAAGGGGGAATCGAATGCTAATTACAACTGAGTTGGCTGAAAAGGTACGTGTTAAACGTGCTAAAATTCAGCAAACGAAAAAGGCTGTAGCTGAGGAATTAGGTATTAAACCACAAACCTATACCAAAGTTGAAAACGGAGACTATGACGCTCCCAAGCGAATCTATGAAGCAGTCATGAACTGGCTAGTAGAAGATTTATAAGATTTCTTGCTACCTTTCACTAAAAGAAATCTGAGTAACAAAAAAGCCTTAACCGACGACCAAATCAGCAAGGCTTTTCACATAAACAACTAAAACCAAAATAGCAAGTATGGGATTTAGTTAGGTATTTATTTAATTATATCACAAAATAGTGATTTGTGCCCAGACGAGAGAGCGCCAACTCTTTAAACTGGACACCACTTCCAAGCGTTCGCCAACTTGGGGCAATCGCCCAGCGTTTGGAGTGGTGTCAATCCTGTATAGTAAACGACAATAAAAAGGCCAACGGAGGAAAAATATATGACAGTAAATACTAATGATGTTTTAGTAGATTATGAGGGCTTTTGTGCTCAATTAAGTGATATTCAACTAGTCTTAGAAATGGCTACCATGGAAGATAGTAAACAATCATCAGCTTTGCTCAATACTGCAAACCAAGCCATAAGCAAACTCATTTTAGAACATACTCAACAAGCTAATGACTATAGAAAGAGGCTATGACATGAACGAACTAGATTTAACCAACACACAGGCACTTATCTTTTCCGTGGTACTGATTGGACTACTGCTTTATTTAAACCACCTAGACCGCAAAAAAAGCGCCCAATTTGAGCGAGAAAACCAACAGAGGATAGAAACACCTAGCACGGATTTAAACCCTTACTATGGGCGTTATATCCAGCTTGCAGGTAAGATTCATAATTAGAAAGGGTGTAATATGCAACTATTATCAAGAGAGGCAGAACTTGAGCTACTGGAGAAAGTGAGCGATCACTTAGAGAAAAGGCTTGAGATTGAAAAACAGCATAATGACGGCTGGGACTTAATTGCTAGAGCCGATCTACTAAATAAGCTAGGGATCAGTGGCACAACGTTGAATAATTGGGAAAAACACGGTTTAAAGCCGTATCAGTCGCCTTTTGAGAACAGTAAGAAGATTTATTACCGCAAGACCGATATATACAATTTTCTTGCAGTAGATTAGGGAGGAATAATGACAAAGAAAAAAGAAGAATGGACACCCACCATCACAAATCTACGCAAGGTAATTGTGGACGGTGTGGAGCAATGGGTGGAATTTGAAACAAAGGGCTATGTCATTCCTGCCGGTCACTCTTATTATGACATCATCAGGGGAATTAACAAGGAGGTGCAACGGAAAAAAATGGGAAATCGTAGAATGATAAGTAAGACAGTAACCCAAACTCAGAGATTTTTGAGGCTACCGTTAGAGGCACAGGCTCTATATTTTCATTTAATTCAAAACTCAGATGATGATGGAGTAGTAGAGGCTTTCCCTGTTGTTAGAATGATAGGGGTTAGCGAGGATAGCCTAGGACTTTTGATAGTCAAGGATTTTATCAGGCCGCTTAATGATGAAATGGTTTATTTTATTGTGGATTTTCATGAGCAGAATAAAGTTCGTGCTGATAGAAAGGTCAATTCAGTTTATGCGGATTTACTCAGGGAAGTAGTCCCAAATATTGAACTTACTGAGCCTAGGCAGCGTGTAGATAGGCCTAAAAAACCTCCTGAAAAGGTGGGACAACCAAGGGACAACCAAAGGGCAGACATGGGACAGCAGAATATAAGTCAATATAAGTCAAGTCAAGATAATCTAAGTCAATCTAGGTCAAGTCAGAAAGACGAGGACGAGCATGAAAATCCAATCTTTGAAAAATTAAAGTCGGCTTTTGGTCAAATGTCAGTCAATGGGACAATGACGGAAGAAGTGAGAGACTTGTTAGACATCCATGGTAAAGAGTTAGTTATCTATGCTCTTGAGGTAACTATCCTAAATGCTGGTAAGTCAATTAGATATACCAGGTCAATTCTTTCAAATTGGCAAGGGCTAGGACTTAAAACAGTAGAGCAAGTTAAGCAGCATGAGGAACAAAGGCAAAAGCTGAAACAGTCACCTAAACAAGCTGAGCCTATTAGTCGTGAAGAATGGCTGAAAACACGAACAGAAGAAAACCCATTTTAGGAGGGTGAGCAATGGAAAATAAATTTGAGCAATATAACAACAGAAAAATTAGTGAAAAGGTATGTGAGGTTCATAAGGTCAATTATTGGCAAATTTCAACACCTAAGAGGGGTAGTAAGAAACGAAGTATACAAGAGTTTTGCCCTGAATGCACAAAGGAACTAATAGAAAGGCAGGATAGGGAGGGAGTAGATAATAGCTTGAATGCTGAGACATACCTAAAAACCTACAATGTGCTTATGCGAGACAGTACGATCCCTAGAGAGTTAAAAGAGGCTAGTTTTGAGAATTTCATAGCTGAGACAGCCGAGGAAAAGCAACTACTGGAGTTTGCTAGAGGGCAAGTAGAGAAATACCTGGATGGCATGACAGGAAATACCCTATTTACAGGATCTACAGGGATAGGAAAGAGTCATTTAAGCGTAGCTATTGCTAAGGCTATAAACGAGGGCTACAAGGCCAAAGGAGAGCCTAAAAGCGTGTTATTTGTCAATCTAACAGAAATCCTTAGACGAGTTAGAGAGAGCTTTAGCTCTCCTACTAGCCTAGAGGGGTACTACTCAAGAATGCTAAAAGAGGTTGATTACCTGGTACTTGATGATTTAGGTATAAAATCGGACAACGCTAGTAGTAAAGGCAAATCATCCTGGGAAGAAGAGTTTGTTTTTGATATTCTCAGTAACCGAGACAAGACTATTATTACTACAAATCTAAGTAGCTCAGAGATTGCTAGCTTGTATAGTAATCGAGTGGCCAGCCGTGTTAGAACTGGCCTAGAGGGTAACTTTTTCAAGTCATTTACTATCAAGGATAAGCGTTACTCAATCAGTAGCTTAAAGGCTAAAGTCGCTCAACATTGAGCAGGCTTAAAAAAGTATGCACGGGGTGCAACTGCACCCTTAAAAGGTGCATGCTTTGCATTCCAAAAATGGAACTCAAAAAAGCTCAAAAATGAGCTAAAGTACATTAAAAAGGGTAGTAAAAAGCGTTGGATAGTTTAAAATGTCAGTTATATCAACGTTTTAGGGCTACTGAGATTACAATAAGTTCATATATTTCAAGTAAAGGAGTAATCAAAATGACAAACTATAAAGAAAAACACCGTTTCAGTTATAAATTTCAAAATACTGAACATGCAAAGGCAAACAAAATAGCTGATGTGGCAAGTATTGCCATTCATGGTTATTTCATGGGTACTGGAGAAAGTCCAGTAACAGAAACAACTATTAGTGGAGATGGGACTATCACAGTAGATTATCAAGGTAGAACAGCAATGGGGGAAGCCCTGAAACGTATTTGTTTAGGTTTTGCTAATTACTATGAACAGGATACAGAGGGAGAGGAGGCTTAGTATGATACAAAAGACAGAACAGCTTAAAGATTTGCTTGATAGAGGCTTTGTATTATTCTCAAAAAATGGTATAATTGAGTCAGCTAAGTTACCTGAGTTTGGCAGTCTAATCATCACAACACAAGATGGTAAACCCATTCAAAAGGAAACTAGGCAAAAAGAAAAAATTTAGCTGCTGACTAGAAAACTAGAGGCATGATATAAGAGTTTAACTACTCTTTGTCATGTCTCTTTTTGTTTTAGTCAGAGAAAAAAAGAAAGAGGTAGATCGCTATGACACTACAACAAATAAAGGCACAAATTTATAGCCTAGGCACTTATAAGCAACAAAAGATTGAGGCTTATGGAACAATGAAAAAAGAACTTTGGGAAAAAGTTCGAAATCAGGTTTTATATCAGTCTGAGGCTGAGCTACGCCTGGAGAACTTTAAGAAAGAGGCTGAGCAGTACTCAGATACTGAGTTTGCCAATATTCTAGCTAAGCTAGAGAACTTTGAACAGACAGAACTAGAGAAAATTAAATCAGAGTATGAAACAGTAACGGCTGATACAGTCGCTGAGTTGAACTTGCTGAGCACTATGAAAGTATCAGAGCAAGAGCTGCTAAGTTACTTAGAGAAATACAAGCGCAACCCGCTGGCCATTAAGAAATTACATGAAATCGGATCAGCTAACAACATTGCTTTACCTAGCTATATCCTGAAAGAAGATAGGCTAGCTGAACTGTTAAAGGTATTCAAGCAACATGCTAAGAGCTATCATGATACTCCAATCATTGATAGTAACGGTTCAGCAAGTGATCTAGCTTTCATGTTAGTTTTAGCTAGTGATGAATTGAATACGGCTTTAGAAACATACTCTAATCATTTTGATACGGCTCTAGGGCTATCTGAGAGCTAAGATAATAGTTATAAGCCTACTCAAGTAAAGAGTGGGCTTACATTATCTGACAAAAGTTTACAATTCCAGGAGGTAAAGAATGGGGGAGAAAGTCACACCCAGGCAAGAAAAGTTTGCTCTAGCTTTGATGACTTCCAATACAATCGAAGAGGCTAGGGAAACTGTTGGTATATCTAGAACAACTGTAAATAAGTGGCAAAGGGATATAACATTCAAGAGGTACTATAGAGAGCTTAGACTTAATGCAATGCAGCAAACCACGGCAAGGCTACAAGCTGTTAGCATGGAGGCGGTAGAGGTCTTACATAACCTTATGACAGATGAAACAGTATCCCCGTTTGTAAGGCAGCAATCAGCTAAGACTATCTTAGAAGTGGCTTATAAAGCTCATGAGACTGGAGATATTCTTGAAGTTGTAGAGGAAATAAAAGCGGAGCTAATCGAAGATGAATAAGCAGAAAATCATAGCAGACCTGAAAAAGATACACTCAAGACTCAGGGCAAAGGGAACTGATGAATTTGTAAGAGCATACTTTGATAGAAAGTGTAATCTATGGGCAATCCTTAAACCAGGGAATAACTTTGGTGAGGAGGTGGCAGAATACCTCACTGATGAACAATTTGAAAAGCGTTTTGAAGTTTTTGAGGGAACACTGTTTTATCATGACCGTAGGGAGTTTGAGTAGTGCTCATTTTTGGACACAACACTAATAGAGAAAGGAGGTACTAATAGTGAGCGCTGACGAGGTAAAAACTAAGCTAGAGGGCATTAAGTGGATCAATAAAGAAATAGAAGGCTTATATTTAGAGCTTGCAGCTTTAGAAAGTGGTATTATCAAAAAGCAAGAACTGAGCACTACCAGAGTACAAACAAGCAGAGTAAATACGGCAGAGAACAATCTTATAAGTGTTCTGAAGCTAAAAGAGGATACGCTCCAGAGGATTGAGCGCCTTACTGAGGAAAGAATGGAAATATCTAGGCTGATTGATAAGCTAGCCAATCCGCTTGAGCGTTCTGTCCTAAGACTTTTTTACTTGAATGATCTCGATATTTGGGGAGTTGCTGAGGAAATAGGTAAATCTAAAGCTTCGATATATCGGGCAAAGAAGGCAGCTATAGAACACTTGGCAGGTATGGTAAATGGGAATTGATTTAACCTTACCACGGAATTAGGAGAGTATGGGGAACTCTAAGCCCCATATTCGCCCGTATTTCGCTTTGTTTATGATATAATTAGCGTGAAAAAAAACAAGGGTAGCATAGTTTTAGAAATGAATCTAAGAGAGGAGTAAAGTCTATGAATTTGGAAGAAGCGTTAAAACAAGTAAGCAGCTGGAATCTTAAAAAGCCTGCTCCCTTAATCCCTTCTGAAATGACAGACGAAGAGCTATCACATTTGAGGTTTACCACATTTTCCAAAGAAGATGAAGAGGCTATCATGGCTGAACTCAAGAAAAGAGGTCTAGTGTTATGAAATACAGTCAACAAGTATTAGACATGCTAGAACAAGCAGTTAGTGGTCAGATTGATAATTTTTGGGATTTCTCCTTCAAGTTTAACGCTCTTTTTGGAGAAGATGAAGACTTTGCCGAGGCTTGGAACAATGAAAACCCTGAAATGTTTGACGCTCTCAATGACTTTGAGCTGATGATGTTCTTAGAGGAACATGACTCAAGTGATAAGCAAGGATTTATCAATTTCCTAACACCTTACTATAAAAAGGCAAAACAGTTAGTAAAACTTAGTGCTTAGTTTAATCTAGGCCTTAGACAGAAAAGTAAAATAAAAAGCACCTTTGACAGGTGCAATTTACTTGCTTACTGAACTCATCAATTTAAGTCCCCTTTTTGTTACCCTTTATGTTTTCTCAGCTTATTTGAATTTAATAGTTTTTGAAGAAATCAAGTTAGATTTAGAGCAGGCTTAGGCCTGTTTTTCTGTACCTAATCACTGCAAGATAACAAGATGCTTTAATTTCTATTGGAAATTTATTCAGAAGCCGTTTTCGGCTTCTTTTTTATTCGATTAATAAAAAGAGGCTGGGATATCTTGTCCCAGTCTTTATTAGTTCTTGGGTTTTATAGCATCTTTAAAAGAAGATTAGCCATTTGTTCAGGGCTTTCCTTACTGCCTCGGGCGATCCACATTTGGTAGACGCCAAAGAAGGCATTAACGAGGTAGACGATGCCGTATTCCTTTTCGATTTGATTGAAAGCTTTATTGCGAAACCGTTCCTGTAGGATTTGGGAAAGTAAGGATTGGAGCTTATGGCGTAGGAAATTTTGGATTTC